AATGATAATGAAGAGCGAAAAATTTAAAAATATATTTGAAGGATTAAAAATTGCATATGGACAATATCAAAAAGGCGATGTCGCAGCCAATGGTGACAAACAAAAAGGTAAGGCATTCATTGTCAGAAAGAATGTTAGCGATGATTTGTGGGAGAATCATTTACAGGGAAAAGGTCCGGCTCTCGGGATTATCCCCATTCGTGAGGATAACACGTGTCGTTGGGGCTGTATTGATATTGACAGTTACAATTTCGACCACCGCAGCCTCGTTCAAAGCATACGAAATCTTAATCTCCCCTTAATCGTTTGTCGTTCTAAATCAGGCGGCGCTCACGTATTTTTATTTACAAAAGAATTTATTTCTGCAGCACTTATGCAGAACACACTAAAAAAGATTGCAAAAGTTTTAGGTTATGAAGGTAGTGAGATATTTCCTAAACAAACAGAGATACTTGTAGAACGTGGGGATACAGGTAATTTCTTAAATTTACCCTACTATAATGAAACGAAAGGATTACGATATGCTATCAACGATACTGGCTCCTCTTGTACACTTGAGGAATTTTATCAGCTCTATGATCTTTACTCTTGCGGAATGGAAGAGGTGGAAAAAATTAAAATCGAAGAGAAAAAAATAGAAGAAGCGTTTCCTGCTGGACCTCCTTGTCTAAACAAGTTGGCATCAACTGGTTTTGGTGAGGGGTCTAGAAACAATGCACTATTTAATATTGCAGTTTATTATAAACAAGCACATCCCGATAGTTGGGAAGATAAGATTGTAGAAGCTAATTTAAAATATATGGAACCGAAGTTAAGTAATAGTGAGGTTCAACAATTAATTAAATCAGTTAATCGTAAAGGTTATGACAAGTATAGATGTAAAGACGCACCTATCAACGCGATCTGTCAATCAGGTTTATGTAGAACAAAACGTTTTGGTGTAGGCTTTGGTGAAGAGGAGATGCCATTACTGGGTAATCTTACTAAATACAAATCAAATCCACCACAATGGTTTTTAGATGTAGATGGAACGCGGATCGAATTAAAATCAGAACAATTATATAGTCCACCTTTATTTGCATTAGCATGTCTTGATCAAGCTAATCTAGTTGTACCTGTACCAAAAGCAAAAGATTGGAAACAATTTTTTTTAAAACCTATGATGAATAATTTACAAGAAGTAGAACCATTAGAGTCTTTAGATCCAACAAATCAATTAACAGGATTATTACAAGACTGGACTACAAACAGACAATCGGCAAGAACAATAGATGATGTATTTAATAAACTACCTTTTACAGATGAGAATAAAGAATTTACATATTTTAGAATGGATGATTTCTATGCCTTTCTTAAAAAGAATAATTGGGAAATGGATAAAATTAAAACAGGTAATTTAATAAAAAGATTAGATGATACTTTTATATCAGAAGAAAGAGTTAGAATTAAAAAACAACAACCAAGATTAATTAAAATTAAAACTATGAAACAGGCAGAAGCTTCTGTTTCCAAAGTTGAATATCATAAGGAAGTTTATTAATGAAAACAATAATACTAGGACCACCAGGAACAGGTAAGACAACAACATTGTTGAATTTAGTAGATCAATTCATACAGCAAGGTATTAGGCCTAAACAGATAGGATACTTTTCTTTTACTAGAAAAGCTGCAAGAGAAGCAGCAACAAGAGCTGCTGAAAAATTTAATTTAGATGCAGAAAAAGATTTAGAATATTTTAGAACATTACATTCTTTTGCATTTAATAGATTAGGAATGACTAAAGAAAAAATGATGACTTCAGAAAATTATAGAGACTTTGGTAAATTAGTTGGCATACCTATTAAAACAGGTAGATATTCTGAAGACGATGGAACATTTAATTCAGACAATGAATATTTAACCATTATGAATACAGCTAGAGTTAAACGTATGGACTTATTAGAATACTATGACTCTAGACAAAACATATTAGATATAGAAAGAGATACACTTTATTTATTATCTGAAGAACTAAAGAGATACAAAAAAGAAAAAGGTCTAAAAGATTTTACAGATTTATTAGAAGATTTTATTGCACAACAAAATAAACCAAAGTTTGAAGCACTGTTTATAGATGAGGCACAAGATTTATCTTTGATACAATGGGAAATGGTTAGATCAATGTGGAATAATGCAGAGAAAACTTACATAGCAGGCGACGACGATCAAGCTATATTTAAATGGGCTGGAGCTGATGTAGATCACTTCATAGCACTCAAAGAAGAAGTTAATGATATTAAAGTATTAGATCAATCTTATCGAATACCTGGTGGACCTATACATGAACTGTCACAAAAAATTATAAACAAAGTACAAAATAGATTTGACAAAGATTATAAACCAAGAACGGAACATGGAATACTACGTAGATATTCTGACGTAACACAAGTAGATATGTCTAAAAGTAACTGGTTAGTTTTATCATCAGCAAATCATTTTCTTGATGATGTAAAAGAATTATGTGAATTACGTGGTTGGTATTATCAACACAAAGGATCTAATTCTGTACCTTTAAAATTATTATTAGCTTTAAATAATTGGGAACATTGGCGTAAAGGTAGTCAATTAAATAATGTAGAAATAAAAAATATATATCAATATCTAGGTGCAAGTGTATTACCTGGTTTTAGATCGGGTAAAACTTTACACTCTGATACAAAATATCTTATGAGAGATTGTAGAGCTGAACATGGTTTAGTTACAGACTCGGTTTGGTATAAGGCCTTTGACGGTTTAGATACTGTCACAGAAAACTACATTCGTAACATGCGGGCGAATGGAGAACAGATAAATAAAAACCCGCGTATCATTATGTCAACAATACATGGAGCGAAAGGAGGAGAAGCCGATAAAGTTTTGCTTATGCAGGACCTTACCAATGCAGCGTTAGAGACGATGAGCTATGATCCGGATGAATTACATCGATTGTTTTATACTGGAGCGACGAGAGCGAAGCGTGAATTGCATGTGTTAGATCCAAAGAACTTTGATCGAGCTTATATATTATGAAAACAGGAGCACCAAAAGAAAGAAATGATAGTTTAGGAACTATTAATGAATACAGATCGATTATAGAATTTTTAGCAAATGGTTGTGAAGTATTTAAAAATGTTAGGCAACATGGTTGTATAGACATTGTAGTTATTCATCCGAATGGAACTGTAGAAAAACTAGATGTTAAAACAAGATGTGAACGAAAAAGAGATGGATCTCCTATACATAGATCTTTGTCTAATAAACAAAAACAATGGGGTGTAAAATTATTTTATATAGATGAAAATCATGAAGGACACTACCATCCACCAAAAGGAATACATGAAAAATAATTATAAAAAACTAAAAGAAAAAGGAATAGTTAATAGTAAAGTAAAGCTTGGAGATTTAAAAACTTTATTAAAACAAGTTGGAGGAAATCATTACAAAAAAATGGCTATTCAACCAGCTGAATTCATTAATAAAAATAAGTTGCTTTTTGCAGAAGGCAACGCTATAAAGTATATATGTAGGCACTCGGAGAAGGGTGGTATACAAGATATAGATAAAGCAATACATTATCTAGAAATGGTAAAGGAGAGAGACTACTCGTGAGAAGAACACAAATGCCCCTATTCACCCCTGAAACAGAGTGGGTAATGCCGGATGAATTAAAAGATCTGCGCGGACATAAAGAAATTGCAATAGATTTAGAGACTAATGATCCTCATCTAAAACAGCTAGGATCAGGTAATGTTACCGGTAGAGGACACATTGCTGGCGTTGCGGTGGCCGTAGAGGGCTGGTCAGGCTATTATCCGATACAACATGAGCAAGGTGGTAATATGGATAAAAAACTGGTGTTAGAATGGCTCCAAGACATACTAAATCAAGAAAATACTACATTTATCTTCCATAATGCGATGTATGATGTGTGCTGGTTAAGGTCAGCAGGACTTACCATAAAAGGACCCATTGTGGACACTATGATAGCAGCAAGCTTAATAGATGAAAACAGACTTTCATATCAATTGAATACACTTTCTAAACATTATGTAGGTATTGGTAAAGATGAAAAAATTTTAATAGAAGCTGCAAAAGAATATGGATTAGATCCTAAAGCAGATATGTGGAGATTGCCTTCAATGTTTGTAGGTCAATATGCAGAACGTGATGCAGAATCAACACTTAAACTTTGGCAAAGACTAAAAGTAGAATTATATAATCAAGAACTTATGGATGTCTTTACATTAGAGACAAAATTATTTCCTTGTTTAGTTGATATGAGGTTCAAGGGAGTAAGAGTTGATTTAGAAAAAGCACAAAATATTAAACTAAATTTAATTAAAAGGGAAGAGACATTAATTAAAAAAATAAAAAATTTAACTGGTGTTGAAGTAGAAATTATGGCAGCTAGATCTATAGCAAAAGCCTTCGACAAACTTAAATTACCTTACGATAGAACAGCTAAAAGTAATGAACCAAGTTTTACAAAAAACTTTTTACAGAATCATCCACATGAATTACCTCAAGCTATTGCAGAAGCAAGAGAACTAAACAAAGCTCACACAACTTTTATAGATTCAATAACTAAACACGCAGTCGATGGAAGAATACACGCAGACATAAATCAAATAAGATCAGATGCAGGAGGAACTGTAACCGGTAGATTTAGTATGAGTAATCCAAACTTACAACAAATACCAGCAAGACATCCTGAACTGGGTCCTATGATTAGATCTATATTTATTCCAGAAGAAAAACATGTGTGGGGATCATTTGATTACTCACAACAAGAACCTAGAATTTTAGTACACTATGCTAAACTACAAAACTTAACTGGTGTAGATGAGATTGTTGATGCATATAATCAAGGTGATGCAGACTTCCACCAAGTTGTAGCAGATATGGCAGGCATAGAACGTAAGCAAGCCAAGACGATCAATTTGGGTTTAATGTATGGTATGGGTAAAAATAAGTTGATGGCCGAATTGGGATTAATGAAAGAGTCTGCAGAGAAATTAATTAGACAATATCATTCAAAAGCACCATTTGTAAAACAACTTATGGACAATGTATCTCGTAAAGCAAATGATAGAGGTAAGATCAGAACTTTACTAGGTCGTGCCTGTCATTTTGATTTATGGCAACCTGTTCAATTTGGGGTTTTTAAGCCTTTACCATTAGAACAAGCTAGAAAAGAATATGATGAACCACTAAAAAGAGCTTTTACTTATAAGGCTTTGAACAAATTAATACAGGGTTCTGCGGCTGATATGACTAAAAAATCTATGGTAGCTTTGTATGAAAATGGTATAATACCTCACATACAAATTCATGATGAAGTAGATATATCTATTGAATCGCAGAAACAAGCAGAACAAATTATTAATATAATGGAATCTGCTGTTGAATTACAAGTTCCTAACAAAGTAGATTATGAGAAGGGAGATAACTGGGGTGAAATTAAATAATGGCTTACTTAAATGCAAACATACCAGCAACTTACGCACAAATAAGAAAAGAATATCTTTATGATCTTAAAAAACATCATGGAGAAGTTGAAGACTGTATTATATTCGGCATATCATGTATGTCAGGAAGGGCTATATTATTTCACGCTCTTATGGGTAACGGTGCAATATTTTATCGCCTACCTATTAGCGCGTTTATTCAACAAGGATACAAACCCGAAGACGTTCCCAAGCGACGCCTTGATGAACTGGAGCTTTGGAATTCTTTTAGTTATTATCCTGCTGTTACTGTCTGGTCTATTCTAGGCGCAGCTTCAGGTAAATACATTGGAAAAGATAAGAAATGGCACCATGGTAAATACTTATTTACTGTTGATTTCGCACATCCAGATGTTAATATATTAGACACCGACCATTCGGAGATACCGCACGAACACAAGTGCGCACACATAATTGCTCTCGATGATGGCAATTTTGCTGCACAACCTAACAACAGATGTATTTGGGATTTACCTTCTTTCACAGTGAAAGATAACATTCCAGACTGGAAAGTGCAGACAAATACGTGGAACGTTGAAGACACTGGTCAATGGAAAACAGAAGATACTGATAAGTTCTTCTACGAAATAGAGGAAAAAAAACATGATTAAAAAAATTAAGGAAAAAATTAAAGCAATTTGGGAATCCATTGTCGGAAAATTTTGGCAAGACTAAATTCTTATAGCGCTTATAGGATAGGGTGGTGTTGGGAGACTACATCACCCGGTACTAATTATGAAAACAATACCAGACGCAATAGATGATATGAAACAACTAATAAAAAAAATAATAGATAAACCTTTATCTTGGATGGAAAGCATTGGAAGTAAAATGAATGTCTATGCTTGGAATAAAAGATGGGGCAACAAGAAAACAGGATATGGCTACAGAAAATAGATGTAAGAAATGTAATTGTAAATGTCATTGTAATGAAGAGTTACATGCTGATGTTTATGGTTTATGTCCTTGTGATGATTGTGTTTGTAAAAATCCAAAAAATGATGGAGAGGAATGTCTATCGTGTCAATAGAGGAGTTTAGTTATGAGATGGATAATAAAACTATGGAACTTGTACGTGGAGTGGTTATTTAAAAAACATGAAAAAAACAAAAAGTAAACTAGAGTGGTTTAAAAAAAATATTGTAATTGTACCTGTTGTGGCTGCAATCATAGCCGGAACATTTACATCGGTTAGATATGTATTATCTTTGACAGATACTATTACAGCTAACCAAGAAACTATTTTTAAAATGGAGTCTAAAATAACTAGCTCCACAGCAGATATTAACGACCTTAAACAAAGATTGTCCGCAGCTGAAGCAACATGGTCTATGGCAGAAAACTTATACAGACAATTAGCAGACACAGTGAGGGATCATACCTATGACCTTAAAGACCTTACGAGATAACTTACTCTGGATCGCATTCTTTCTTTGCGTTGCAACTTATGCGCAAGCAAGAAATGATTATCTAAATGACTACGGAACTTGTGAAAGAGGTAGTTGGGAAACTTATACAGAACTTCGACAACACGAATATAAAACAGGCACAAGTAATGAGTATCAAGACCAGACATTAGGTTTTAGATTTCGTATGCCTCTAGGTGCTGTATGTAGCGATGAATATATTGCAGAAATGCAGAAGAAAAGTAAAATAAAAACCCAATTAGAACTCATAAAAGAGTGTAAAAGAATACCTAATATCAGTCCCCCACCTGTAGAATTTGCAGAGTTATTTAATATGTGTAATAAATTAGGAGTTGTTAAGTTTATTGACAAGAAACCAGAGGGTAGTCATTGGGAAAATTTAAAAATACAATATCTAAAAGATAATCCTGATATTGTAATCATGGAACAGGCAATGCCAAATGAAATTAAGTGAAGAAACAAAAGTAAGTACAGATCTTAAAACTATAGTAGGTATAGCCGTAGCTGTAGCTATGGGCGTTCTAGCCTACACACAAGTAACAGCCAGACTTACATCTTTAGAGACATCAAGAGAACTATTCCAGGCTGATCTGTTAAAGAAGAGTGAACAAAAGCCCACGGACCAGGAACAATTTATGTTGTTGGAATCAGTGTTTGAAGATGTGGAAAAATTAATTAAGAATCAAGAACAGAATATGACTAACAAAGTTAATATAGAATTTT